ACCGTTCTTTGGCACTACGCCGCCGTAACTTTGAAATATGGCGTTATCATTACCGTCAATCCAATATGGCTCGTCAATTACGATGTGGGCACCTTCTCCAGCGATATCAAAGCAAGCCTGGATCTTGGCCAATTGGCTTGCTGTATCCGTAGAGTCCGCGCCAAACCACTGAGGCTTGTATGGCCCCTCTAACTGCCTCACCCACGCCCCCGAGGCCCCAGTAGGATCAGAGGTCGGGGCAACGTAGATGCCGTGGAGGGTGTCGGCTGCGACTTTAGCTGATAAGTCTGCGGTTGACCATACGAAGGCGCCTTGGCCACCGTCGCCATATGCCGTACGGTATACGAGATACCTGCAATCACCATCAAAATCAGCCATTGTGGTTCTTAGGGCATCGACCCCAAAAACAGGCTTTGCGAATGCCTCAATTAATGCCCTTTTTTGGCTGAATGTCCCGCTTGAAAGAATATCCAAATCAGCATCATACGGCTGGCCTCCGAGATTAGAAAGAGCTTCACCCGCTGTTTTTGCATTTGTGCCACCAAGGTTTATGTCAATTGCTTTATTCCCGTCTGTGTCAAGCTCAACGGCCATTTTTTACTCCTTATTTTAAAGTGCAACCTTTTATTGAAAAACCAGCGCCTCGGGTTGTGTATTCTCCTGGTATAGTTCTTGTGATTGTTATTGAATCATTTGCCGTTCCGCTGTTTGAATCCGTAACCGCAAAAACGATACTGTTCGCCCCAAGTTCGACCGGCACCGTGCATGAGAAAACACCCAACGCCGCAACAGCAAATCCGCTTGACTCTCCGAGTGTCCAGGTGATGATTACCGATTGATCAGGTAAATCTGGGTCAATGGTATAGCTTCCGTTGATTTCAACTGATGGCGCGGTGGTTGAAAAGTCGGCTGGTCCGGTTATTGTTGGGTCATCGTAGGTTGCTGGTATGTTAACTGATGAAACAACGTAATCTATGAGCTTTACAAAAGGGAGAGCCGCAGAATCTCCAGTATAATCATAAACATCTGGGTATGTTGCGTATGGCCGCCCATTATTATAAACTGGGTTAACTAAAGTTAAATCAGACGGATTTTGAGAAACATCCTTTATCGCAAAATATATGTGACTACCCCGTGTTACCATTGAGTGGTCTTCAGGTTGAAGCTTAAACGGTGCCCATACCTCCTCATAATATGGCCACTGTTTTACGATTATGCCAGAATTAGAGCCTGTTAACCTATTAAATCTGGCATCCGCCAGAATAACGGCAGTCGGGCAAGAAGAGAAATTTGCATTGGTTATAGGGCTAAACGAGTAACGCAATTCATACGTGGATTTTGAAGTCGCAACATTTAGATACTTATCGTTAAACGATATTTCAAATTCACCTCTATCTGGATACCATCCAACAGACGGGGAATTTATGGTTTCGTTGTTCTGCGGTTCTGACTCTGTGGATGTTTCTATTTCATCAACCATAACAAAATACGGTGGAGTATCTATGCCACTGTATGGACCAAATGTAATATAAAAACGATACATCGTGTCGAAATATGATGCCCCGTAATCATTTATTGCACCTGAGCCAAGGGGGGAATCCGAAGCACTTCCCCATGAGTTATTCCATTGCGGATGTCCGTCCACAATGAATTTCACCCACCCACCACCACTCACACAATATCTATGATACCAATGACCGCCAACATTATTATAAGGCCCGATATTTACATTATTAACAGGGCTGCTATATGTCGGATTCCTGTTAACGACCTGAACCCCAGGCGGCACATACATATACATGCTCATTCTATTGGCTCCCGTCATTTCCGGAAACGCTACATAATTCGGACTGATACTGGTATTACCAAAATATATGTATGGATGCCCGACAGATGTTTCGTCCGTCGATATGGTAGATTCGCCCCCAAGTAACAGGTATGCTTCCTTGGAATATAGCTCTGTGCCGTGAACTTGGTCTATATTGTTTTCGCCCCCAGTTGTCGTGAATCGTAATGCGTTACCAGTATGTCCCTCTGCAATATCTATATACCCATAAGTCGGATATCCCATATGATCGCCGCCTGTCCCACCTGCGGCCACATAGTTCCTGAAGTATGTATATATTCCGTTGTTGTAAGTATCAGTGCCATTATACCAACCACTCGCGCCAGATGGTGTTATCCAAATATCCGGGTTAGCAGTAGGGGTTGCAAATATCCACTTATTATCTGTTGAGTTCCCGGGCAGGTCGTTGGTACCTGTCACCGGGAAATTATCAAAATTTTGAAACGTCACGCAAAACGAATATTGCGCACACAATAGCAAGTACACCAAAGCAAAACACATATATTGTTTTATTTTATTCATAGCCCAATCCTATAGTGTATTTAGTCGGCATATATGCAACATTCCATGGTAGAATCCATAACCGTTACTCCAGATACAGTTGCCGGAAGTTCTCCCGCAGAGTATGTTATACTTACGTTGGCCAAAGCTACTGATAGAGATCCAGGTGGGTCATTATCTGGAAACGCATCCCCGTAAAAATAGAACCCAGTCGTGCTACTTGTGGAAAACGCAAGATAATACGTCCCGGCGGGAAGCGTTTCAGGCGAGTCTAAAGCGATTGTTTTTGTGCCTGTTGAAGCGTCCCCCGTGTACTCCCCGGTATCCACAATAAGGGTATATGTCCCACCTGACTCTGTATAAATCCCAAGCGTTATGCGTTCCGTTGCAGCTATGCCAGCTGCGGTTATGTTTATGTTTGATACTGTGCAGCCGCCTGTCGTGTATGGTCCGATTAAATAAAGTTTTGAGGATGTTAGCGTAATGGTATCAAGTTGAGTTTTATCATCACCGACTACACAAGCCACCCCAGAATAAACAATATTGGAACTACTCGCCGTTCCAACATTCCCGGCCAAATCATAAACACGAACATCGACCCGGTATGTGTGCTGGTCTGCTGGGATTATAATGCCCGATATTGAAAGTCCTGTGAATGTTGTCCAATCAACTTGAACTGCTGCGTCGGTTACATCATACAAAGACCACTGGCGATAGTCTTCGTTTGTTTCTGTGACGCTGGCAATGGTTGCGCTAAGTGTTACGCCGGCTCCATCGTGAGTTAGGGCTGAAGGGGTTATTGTGCCGATAACGGGATTTACTGTATCAACATTGATTGTCCTAATAGCCTCTGCTGCATTGGCTGCTGCGTCTCTTGCCCTCACATAAATACTATTCAAGCCCTCGGCGAGGGCTATGCTTGATACACTCCAAGATGTTGTTCCTGTTACATTAGTGTTTGCATAGACCCCACCTGATTCGAGTTTCCAGTAAATATCCTGTATGCCCACGTTGTCAGAAGCCGTACCAGCCAACATGGTATATGTTGCCGACTGGACCCATGATCCGTCAGCTGATGGTGTTGATATAGCCACCTCTGGGTTTATTAAATCCGGGGCCGGGTTATTCCAGTTCGCTCTGGTTATCGCAAACCGGTCCCATGTGTTTGTGGCTGTGCAAATGTAATAATAGGATGAATCCCACGAATATTGACCAGCCGTTCCGGTGCTATCTGAATAGGTCGGCGGCGAGACATAGCCAGCGGCTCCAGAAACCCCAGATATAAGCTCTTGAATTTTCGATGATGAATAGGTGGTTGTTAAAGCCGATGAAGAGTCGTCGATTTCAAGGAAATCTTTTTCAACGCCATTTTCTGAATATTTTAATTGACCGGCTTCGTTGTATATTTCCTCAAGGCCAGTGCCAGGTGTTTTTGAAGTATTTTCTGGAAGAATTATCCCACGATCACCATCTAATGCGCTCGATACGAACTCACTCGCGTTTAATGTCGCAAAATACCCGATTCCAGGCGTCGTGCCTCCTATTGTGCCAGGGGAAGCCGGATCAAAAACAGTGGGAAACCATGACTCATCCGTAAAAAGACCATCTCCGTCCGAGTCAAAATTAAACATATAATCACGTATTGAGTTTTTTGTTACAGCTGTATTGACTCCATCCCATGTTGACACATTGTATGCCGAATCTGGGAAATCCCACGAGCCCGTTATGGTTTCAGATTCATTCGATTTTGTTATGTCCGAATCTGCATCTTCTTTTAATCCGAGAGCCGTTGAAATCGCGAGTGTTGTAGCATATTTAGTATTGTCTGGCGTTGTTAGATCTGTTGCTTTGTTTGATGTATTTTCGGCAGTATACCCAAGCGATGCCTGTTTTTCTCCATCGAGTTCGGCGATGGCACTCTGAACTATTGTAGCCTCAATGTTTCCAGCCGGTGTAAATGAAACAGCGTCAGCGGTTCCTGTCGGATTGACCCATTGGGTATCATAGTCCGTTTCGGTTTTTTTGGATAAAATTTGCCCAGTTGTGCCTCCGGCTGGAACTCCGATTCCATCCGCACCAGCCGGGCCAGTGTCCCCGGTGTCGCCCTTCGGACCCTGAGGGCCAATGTCCCCGGTGTCGCCCTTCGGACCCTGTGGCCCTATTGCACCAGTTGGCCCAATAAGAGATGTCGGCCCTGTTCCCGTCCATGAACCGGATGTTTTCGGCCCATAGTATGCACTTGACACCGTATCAAGGTAATAATCGCCATCATTTCCTGTCGCGTCCGAAGGTGCGCCAGATCCGGATAGCCATGTATTTATAGACCCGCCAATTTCCCCAACAAGATCCTCAATAATATCGCCAAGAGAAAGCCTGAAATAGGCGTTTGGATTTGAAGAACCAAGAGACCCACCGAGGGATGGGCGATATACAGGCACTTGGTCTGTTGTTTGAGCATCTGTTCGAACAGTATTTGCCGTTCCAGAAAAACAGGTTGACGGAATCAATACTAACAAGATTAAAATGGCTATTTTTCTCATGGCCGTCCCTTAAATATTAAATATGAAATCAATATTAAACTCATAACCTGATGAAGCGGCATTCAAGCCACGAATTGTCCCATCTGATTTCGTTATGTAAAAGTCATACCATTTTGTTATGTCGTTTCCAGCCGTTATTGATCCTGGCATAGGAGGCAAATGTAAAAGGCTTGCACCATAAATAGGTCGATACCCTGACGGGAATGTAAAAAAAACGGACGATGTGGCAGATGCACCGTCAAGCCCCTGGATCTGGATTTGTACCGAAGTCCCATTGTTTATTTTTCGATACCGCGCATAATCGGCAACCCAACTATTTGAAAGTGTCATTGTTTGCCAAGATTCGTTTATGGCTGAGATCACTTGGTCTATTTTTTGATCAAGATTCACAGGTGTAACTATTGTGTTTGTCCCGGTACCGGTCAAAACTTCCGATAATGTGGCGAGTCTTGCTTTCCCTGCCAAGGACTCGGATGCCTGTAGCAAGGTAATCATGTCCCACCAAGGACTCCCTGTTGTGACGGGGTTGTTGTTTATGTTCGAACCAAGGAGCGATCTGTATGTAAATCCATTATATCCTATGCATAATCCGCCCTGTTCATATGTGGTATCTGGGCACCAAGGCAACACGCCATTGGATTCAAGCAGGGTCAAAAGCGTTGTTATTCTTCGTAGAATCTCATTGAATTTTGCTACGTCGGGAGTTGATTTGAATCCATAAGCATTAATAATGTCGGATTCCGACATATTGCTTTTCGCATAAGTTTCACCTTCAACAGGCGATGAAGGCGCATTAGATGCACCTTCCGCCCAAATTCCACCAATTATTTCAGACCTGTCAGACATGCTTTTTTCTCCTACCAGTAAACCGAACTACCATCAAAAAGTATAGAATCGCCACCAAATGTAACCGATTCGTGGTATCTTACAACTTCAGAAATTTGATAACCTGCGGGTAATGGAATAAAATATCGTCTATCTGAGTCAATTCCATTTGTTGTATATCTTCCAATGAAACTTATTGTGTTGTCATCTGTTGAATCTTCTACCCATATACGTACTGTCATTATATCAACAAGTTCAACGGATGATTCGACACCAAAAGATTTTCTTATAAACTCTTGTATTTCAGGAATAGAACCATATTTAATATGGTTTCTGTATATCTTTCCTTCTATCAATCTTTTATAGTCAACATCACCGGCAAGGTAATTACCGGTTAAAGGTGCCGTTGAAACCCACATCGGAGCCTGATCAAAACCTTTTCCAGGGGTATCAAAAGCAAACCACGTATACGCTCCGGCGTCAATTAGCTCGCGTTTCTGGCCTACAATTTTCCCGAGAACATCTACAATCCACCCTTCAGAACTATACAATGTTCTTTTCTTTATAACATCGTGTATTGTATCAAGTAAAAACTGAAATTCTGTAGCAAGTTTATTTATGAGATCAACGAAAACAGTCTTGTCTTTCCACTGGTTTAGAATGGTTCCGTGGGCTCGTGTGGCTAAATCTTCAGTGGTTATCTGGATTTCATTCATTAAGCCACCGTGATCAAGATATTATCAGCATCAAAACTTGCTATTTCATCCCAATCTATCGTCGCTGTATTCCCCGTGGGAGAAACTGAAAGGCCGACAAAAACGCTATTTACCTTCATGCCTTGCACTGTGTTTATGGGGATATACAATTCATTCGCATAAACTGTTTGGCCCGGGGTGTAACCGTCTTGATCATAAAGACTCGATATTCCAAGGCCTGCGGCACCAGATGAAGCATAAAGAAGAATGGCTTCTTTGATTTGATCCGGTCCATCTGTGGGCCAAATACTAAGATTTATTATCTCAATCTCTATTTCGACATACACAGGAACTTCCGTGGGCCTGGAGAATTTTATATCGTGAGAAAGACCAAGATTGTCATAGATTGTGACCGTGGTGGACCCGTAGTAACTATACATTGACGAACGATTGAAAATTGTTTCGGCTATTTCGTCATCATCACCACCCTGGATAACAATGCCGTATTGTTTCGCAGCTATCCCCCGTGAGTCGGTTGTCATGTCTGAGTTGATATAAGCCGATACGAATGTCACCCCATCAAGTGCCGATAATCCAGAGTGCATACTTTCAACAAGGGAAGATGACGGCAGTGCCGTACTCACCGCACGTCTTGCCCTTAGTTCTGTGTCTGTTTCTTCAAGAGATCCGGCCACAGATGCAAGAGCATTTGTTACGGTATCCCAGCCGGAAACGGGTGTTAGAATTGAAACAACTTCACCGGCTCCAGCTATTTCGGTTCCATATTCTGTTCTCGTTGCGATTTCAGTAGCATTCCCTGAACCATCAAATGTAAATCCAGGAAGTTCGAAAACAATCGTTCCGGCAAGGTTCGAAATTTGTTTCCCTGCGGCAATTGCAAGGCCTGGAGTCCCGGTCATCGTAACCGCTACAGTTCCATAAGTCCCGGCTGTCCTTTCGAGCCCATTTAGCTGTACCAGCCCCGTTAATGCCGCGCCTGTCGCCTTATCTGGGTCGAATTGGTTGTTTGCAATCTGGAGATTTTCCCATATCGTGGAAAGCGAATCGGAAAAAGCATTGATGATATTTACAATTGGATCGTTTTCGTCTGCAAGATCTGGGGTTAAATATTCACCGCTAACAGGATCGGTAACAGTTGAAAGAGAATCGGCCATGTCTTGAAGAATGTCGGCCAATCTTTTGAGAACAAACCCGCTATCTGTTATTCCATAATCAGCCATCTATTCCCCTATTAATTGGCCCGATATATTCGTTGTGACGGTAGATGAAATATAATCACCATCCTGAACCTCTGCGGTCAGTGCAACCGTTGTTCTTCCGTTCGATGTATTCGTATTCAATCCGATAACAGATATAACTCCAGGAACATCAAGGGCTATTTTTCTAAAAATCAATTCAGCGTTTTTTGTATTTCGTGATCCTAAAATTGACTGATACCATGGGACACCATTGGTATAATTTAAAAAATACTCATCATATTCATGGAGTAGTGCGGTTTTAAGCCTCTGGGCAACTTCATCCTTTTTGGAAACAATTTCGAATTTTCCATCATTTATGGTCAAATCATCATTTGTGACTTTCCATGTAAATGCCATATTTATTCCATCAACGGCGTGGGGACGCTTGTGGTTGACCCTGTTTCGCTATGGGTGTGTGAATTATAAGCTGTTCTTATATCTGCCATTGTTCCAACCATATCAGCTACATTTCCGGTCGCCGTGATATCCCCTGTAACTGTTACCTTTCCGTCAGTCGCAACCGTTACAACTGTTGTACTGTTCGTGATTGTAATTGCGTCCGAAGTCAATGAGATTTTAACACCGCCTGTTGTATTTCGCAACTCCATAGCTGATTCAGAGTAATTAGGCAGGACAACGGGCAAAGGAAAAGGAGAAAAAAGAGCGAAGGCGTCAGTTAAATCATGATGCCGAGAACCTTCCTCGTCATTTGGGATTTGAAACCCACCCTTATCATGCCAGTTGTCAATTGCTCTCTGAGAAAAGCACAAAAGGCAGTAATCACCTTTTTGAATTGGGATTGTGTGATAAAATCCACCTCCACCATAACATAGAATCGGTATTCTAATTATCTTAGGCATTCTAAGGAATTGAATTTCTTCATCTATGTAAGTTTTCATGTCAATAACTGGCGTCGCTTCAATGGTCATGGTCGATGAATCAAATGATTCGACAACCGCAGGGATTGACGTGGCAATTTGCATAATTGCCCTGTCCACCAATTCGCGTGTCAAAATAGCATTGTCGGCGTTTCG